AATTTTGACTGGACAATTAAATTATAAATTAGTGTTGTAAATATTAATATAAATATTGCGCATATTAAAAGATCTAAGAACATATTATAATTAATTTAGATTATTTATCATGGAAAGGAGATATCGTTTCTTCAAAAAGAGTAGTTGGGTCTTTTCTTGGCATTATTTTTATAAAATAAACTAAAACAAGTAAAAGTAATAAAATAAATATATATTCTGTTTCCATATAATTAATCTTGATATAATAACTTTTTTGATTAAAATTATTATATAATTATAAAAATGCTTAGTTCGAGTAAGCAAGGCCACCCATGCCACTCATTACTCTAAGGACATTATAGTTTGTGGCATATACACGAACCTTGGCAGTATCCTCGCCACCAATGGCGTTGGTGGAAAGTACTAGCTGGAGGGTGGCGTTATCTATCCTACTCATATTGCAGGTTCCACTAGGCTGATGCTCTTCTGGCCGAAGAGAAAATGAGTATACATTGATACCAGTATCTGGTGAGCGAGTGTGGTGCTGGAATGGCTGGACAAGGTCGAAGTAGGTACCCTCGCGCTCCGAGAAGCGGTCTTGGCCGTTAAGCTGAAGCTTAGCGGTTACAACGGGGTTCTGTCCCCAGCAGTGCATGTTGAGGGCAGTCTCGGCGAGAACAAAGGCACCGGCATCAGAGACACCCGAATCGCCACTACCACTGGCGGGGAATGGTACACTGGCAGCAGCGTTGGCACTTGCCCATTGGTCTCCGGCACCATTACCACCGACTTCATTAGCACCGGGGTCCTGGAACATGCCATCACTATCAATAACAGCGTCAGCACCACGAACGGTATCTGGACCAGCAAAAGCTGCGATGCTGTTTACGAGAGCATCGAGGGCATCAGTGTAGTTGAAAGGCTGGGCACCTAAAGCACGGTTAAGAGCCTTTCCACTCATGAATGATGAGCAGTAGTCAACATTGGCGTCAGGCTGGACAACCCAGATAAGCTCTTTGCAAGGGTGGTTGAAATTGAGCTTGATCTTGTTGGAAGACGAACCGACCGACTCGTCACCAGTGAACTGAAGCTGCTCAATGAGATACTCGTGGGGGTTCTGGGCCATTCTGCGTCTCTCATCAGTATCAAGGAAAATGTAATCAACGTAGAGCGAAGCGGCGACGAGTGATTTCTGGTATGAAACACCGTGCTTAACACTTTTACCTTCACCTGTCGATCCATCTAATTCGCCAACAGCGAAAAGGCATTCGTCAGAAGGACGGAGCTCGAGGTTGATACGGACCTCGTGGTACTGAAGAGCAATAAGGGGCAAGGCAAGGCCTGGGTTGCGGCAGAACCAGAACTGAAGTGGGACGTATAAGGTTGTCTCAGGAAGAGCCTTGCGTGGAGCACAGACAGCAGCTGGAACATCATCAGCGGCACAGGCTGAATCCACAGCGGCGAAAGCAGGGTCTACAAGGTATGTAAGCTGAGTGGTCTGACCAATCATCTTGTTGTAGCCACGCTCCTGTTCGCTGGTAAGAGTGAGCTGGTTCCAGATGTGCATCCAGTCACCATACTGGCGGTCGATTCTCTGACCTCCAACCTCAACCTCAACCATTGAGATAAGCTGCTCACCAGGGTAGTCGAGCCAGCGGGCATATACTGGGTCAGTTGTATCACTACCACAGCAGTTTTCCTGACCAATCTCAGGAAGTGTGACCTGAAGGTAAGTTCTGTAAGCAAGATCACCATTTCTGGAGATAGTGCACTGAACTCTGCGGCCGAAATCGGCCTGGCCATTGAAAGTCTGTTCAATAGACTCCATGGCAAAATTAGTGTGTCTGCGGTAGGTAACCTTCCAGAAAGTAATCTGGGGGTTTCCCGTTAAATAGACGTCTTGAGCGCCATAAGCGACTAATTGCATTAATCCTCCTCCCATAGTTATAATATTGCTAAAGATTTTTTTTTTTTGGAATTCTACCCTTTGTTTACTATATTATTTTAATAAAATACTATTGGAAATATTTTCCTTCATAAATCTAAGTAAATATTCATCGGAAAAAATCTCTCTTTTTCCTTCATGCTTTTTTGTAAAAATAAAGGAATCCTTCGATTTTTTAACAGACCATCCATTTTCTATAGCATTGTATATAAAAATCATTTTTTTACTTTTAATATCTAATTCATCCATTATTAACTATAAAGAAAAAATACACAATATTAAAACACAAATCAAATATTTAAAAATATAGATTTTAGTATTAATATAATGCCATCCTTTAAACCAAAGGCAAATAAAAAATTTGATAAAATTTCAACTAAAATAACGACAGTGGATAATAAGCATAAGGAAAAAATGGATGAGTTTAATACAATAAAAAAAAAAGAAATACCAGAATTAAAAAAAGAAAAAAAAAAAATAATTAAATCTTTAAAAAAAAATTTGAGAATAGAAGATAAATTATTATTAGAAGATCAATTAAAAAATATTACAAAAAAAATTAAAACACTTGAAAAAAAAGAAAAGAATTATTTACTAGATAATATTGAATATGTTTTTGATTATTTTGAAAAAAAACAGCATTTAACAACCGATAATAATAAGACTAAAGTATTGCATTCATTTTTTAATAAAAATAATTATCATAATAATAAAAAAGATGATACTAATGTGAATTATATTAAACAATATTTAATTAATAACGATGAAACAATGATAGATCTAGAAGATTATAAAAAAAATGTCGAATCTTGCAATAGTATAGATAGTAAAACTAATAAAGTTTGTAATGGTGAATTAATAGCTGTAGAACAAGAAGGTGTTAAAATTTGTAACAAGTGTGGTAAAAGAAATCAATTCTTATTAACTAATGATAAACCATCTTATAAAGAACCACCTAAAGAAGTTTGTTTTTATGCGTATAAAAGAATTAACCATTTTAGAGAGATACTTGCACAATTTCAAGCAAAAGAAACCACTCAAATACCTGAAAATGTCTTAAAAGATATAAAATTACAAATTAAAAAAGAAAGAATTACAATTAAAGATATTACAAATGTTAAAGCTAAAGATATATTAAAAAAACTAGGATATAATAAATATTATGAACATATACCGTTTATAAAAGAAAAATTAGGAATAAAACCTCCAACAATGACACAAGAATTAGAAGATAAATTGTGTAGTTTATTTATGGATATTCAAAGACCATATGCTAAACATTGTCCAGAATCTAGGGTTAATTTTTTAAATTATTACTATGTTTTATATAAAATGTGCGAATTATTAGAAAAACATGAGTTTTTACCTTATTTTCCAATGTTAAAAGATAAGGTAAAAAGAATAGAACAAGACGAAATATGGAAAAAAATATGTAATGAATTAGGTTGGCAATTTATACCAACAATCTAAAAAATTAGCCTGTAATTCCTATTGTTTGAAATAATAAAAAATTAGCTAAACCTTTATTTCCTTGTGAATCTATTTCTATTTCATTATTTTTAAAGTTCCTATATTTAATAATTTTATTGGCAGGAACAATTAAAAAATTACTATTTTTACTAAATTCCATTATCATTTCATTAAACTCTTCTATACTATTATAATATTCATCAGTAATATTTATATCTTTATCACAGTGACGAAATTGTTTTCTAGGAATATCATAAAAGTTAATTATAATTTTATTAATTTTTGGAAATTTATTTTGTATTTCATTTATTTTATTTTTCCATTCCTTTTTAATATCATTTAAAGGTTTGCATTTCAATAATGTTTTTTTTTTAAATATATTATTATTTCCCATTACTGGACCTAAAAGATTTTCAAATGCTTTATTTGCTTCACTGTCTTCATCTTTATTTAATGCTAAATTATTTAAACTATTCATTGAATCTTTACAATCGTATAAATTATTAAGAATATCATTAGAACCAATAGAAATAAACATGTATGTATTCTCACTATTTAACCATTCTTTTTTTGAAAGTAAATTAATTTGTTTATCTAAATCTTTAATATTGGCACAATTTTTTGATAAATTAATAACATTAATATCATTTATCTTACTATTTAGTTTATTATAATGTATATAATCTTTTAAAAACATCTCGAATGAGTCGCTAAAATTAAAATCACCTATTAAAATAATATTTTTTTGATTCTTAAATTTGAATGTTTCTTTAAATGAATTAAATGTTAACGATGTGATAATAATAATTA